CAGGTGTAATTAACCCTGCGTTGAACCCTAACTTCGGTAACAAAGGTTCTGAAGGCGTATTCTACGTAGTTAACACTCGTGGTAACGTATGGGGTGCAGGTAATCCTACCACCTTGGCTGACTTCGACACAATCGTTTCTCGTCTTGACAAACAGGGCTCTATCGAAGAGAATGTTCTTTTCGTTAACCGTGAGTTCTCTTTCGACATTGACGATATGTTGGCTACTTTGAACGGTTTCAGTCCAACAGGTTCTGCTAACGCTGCGTCTTTCGGTCTGTTCGACAACGACACCGATATGGCTTTGAACCTTGGCTTCAGTGGATTCCGCAGAGGTTACGACTTCTACAAGTCAGATTGGAAATACCTGAACGACCCGACTATGCGTGGGGGTTTGACCCTGTCTACTACAGGTACAACCACTGCTAACGTCATCACAGGTATGCTCGTTCCCGCAGGTTCTACCACCGTGTACGACCAAATCCTTGGTAAGAATGCCAAGCGTCCTTTCCTCCACGTGCGTTACCGTGCGTCTGAGGCTGAAGACCGCAGGTACAAAACTTGGATTACAGGTTCTGCCGGAGGTGCTGCAACAAGCGACCTCGATGCAATGGAAGTTAACTTCCTCTCTGAGCGTGCCGTGTGCACCTTGGGAGCGAACAACTTCTTCCTGTTCCGTTACGGAGCCTAATCCGTAGATTTTCAGTGGGGGGGTGTCTTCAAAGACACTCCCCTTTTTTAAATTCAAATCATATCTTATCTAAAATGAAAAAAGTAAAATTGACACCGAAAGACAGGTACTACCGTCTTCGCAACGAACTCGCACCACTGTCCTACACAATCTCAACTCGAAACACACGTAGGTATCCACTAATGTGGTATGATGAGGAAAAGAATCAGAACCGGGCTCTCCGCTACGCAGTAAACCAAAAGTCCCCATTTGAGGATGAGCAAGATGGCAACCCGCTTATCGAGCCAATCATCTTTGAGCGTGGCTTTTTGTTTGTCCCAAAAACCAATCCTGTACTACAGGAGTTCCTTTACTACCATCCTCAGAACAATGTTCTTTTTGAAGAAGTTGATAATGAGCGTGACGCAGTTAAGGAGGTAGAGGAGTTGACCTCTGAGGTTGATGCATTGATTGCTGCACGTGAGATGAGCATTGAGCAACTTGAAACAGTTGGTCGTGTTCTCTTCCAACGTGATACCACAAAGGTTACGACTGCCGAGTTGAAGCGTGATATCCTTATCTATGCCCGTAACTATCCAAAGCAGTTCCTTGAGGCTCTTGAGGACCCAATGCTGAAACTGCAATCAAACGTCCATATCTTCTTTGATAAGGGATTGTTGGGATTCAGAAACGGAAACAAAGAGGTGTGGTACAATACCCCGACAAACAAGAAGAAGATGCTTACCGTTCCATATGGCGAAGACCCATATGTTTTGGTATCGTTGTTCCTGAAGTCTGACGAGGGTATCGAGGCTCTGAAGATGTTGGAGGTCCACTTGGAGTCCGCATAATAAGCGATATATCTTAAAACGAGAGGGGGAGCAACCCCCTCTTTTTTTTTATGTATATTTGTGGAAACAGAAAGGGATGATTAATTCGGTTAGAAATACTGTACTTTCCGTGGTTAATAAGAACAACTACGGGTATATTTCTCCTTCAGATTTCAACCTATATGCTCAACAGGCTCAGTTAGAAATCTTCGAGGAATATTTTTCTGAGTACAATACGCTTGTAAATAAAGAGAACTTGAGGACATCAGGGACCGGATATGCGGACCTGAAGAAGGGTGTTGAGGAAATGATTGACATATTTTCTGTCACTAACTTCTTGAGCCACAATGTATCAAATACATATTTTCTCCCATCATTGACGACAACGGGTGATGATTACTTTATGATAAATAAGGTGTTATGCTATCCTGTTATCCTTGCTCAGGGTCAAAATACAAACACTGTCTTAAACTCATTGGAGGATTCAACGGCTACATTCATTGCTGATGGTGTAGCAGTTGGAGACATTGTTGCTAACCTCTCCACCGGGGCACAAGCCACTGTGGTTTCTGTGGTATCTACGACTATTCTTCTTTTGTCTGCAAACATCTTTACGGTGTTTCCGCAAGACTATGCGGTCTACGACAAAAGTATTGTGAACGAGGTGGAGAGGGTTAGCCACAACAAGATTACTCTTCTGACAAATTCATTGCTAACTGCACCATCAGATACATACCCTGCATATACGCAGGAGGCATCATTGATGACTATATACCCGGAGACTGTATCGAAGCAAGGTCAAATCTTGAGTCAGTACATCCGGTATCCTAAGTCTCCGAAATGGACCTATGTTACACTATTAAACGGAGAACCTGCGTTTGACCAATCTCAGCCTGACTATCAGGACTTTGAGGTTCCACTTGAGGATGAGTATAGACTCATTCAGAAGATTCTTCAATACGCAGGAATATCTATTCGTGAGGCTGAGGTTTATCAATTTGCCAAAGTTGAAGAGAGGGAGCAGCAGCAACAACAATAATAGATAACTATGGCTTATATATCACAGTTCGACTACTATAACAACCAAGATAATTGGGGGTCATATCAATACGTTAGCCTGTATGATATCGTCAATAATTTTATGTTGATGTATGCAGGTAACCATTCTTTGATTAATAATGAGGAGCGTTACAAGGTTTTGTTCCACGCAAAAAGAGCGATACAAGAACTTAACTACGATGCATTCAAAGAAGTTAAGGTATTGGAATTGTCTGTGTGCGATACCCTGAGATATGTGTTGCCATCTGACTACGTGAATTGGGTTCGTATCTCTTTGTACAAAGACGGTTATCTCCGTCCATTGACAGAGAACATTCAAACGCTTTCGTCAGACGCTTACCTTCAGGACAACAACTGCAACATACTGTTTGACCAAGACGGAAATGTTCTCAAGCCTCAGTATTCAGAGATTGATTATGAGCGTATCAAGGGTACGAAGAAGAGTATTTACCTGAATCAAGGCAACCCTTACCACGGGCAAATGGGATGGGAAGTTGATGGCATATGGTACTTTGATTATGCTATTGGGGCTCGTTTTGGTTTAGAAACAGAAACCGCCAACTTTAACCCTACGTTTAACGTAGACAAAAAAGCCGGGGTAATTAATTTTGATTCCTCTATGTCAGGTGAGTTGTGTATCCTCGAGTACATATCTGATGGTATGGAAAACGGAGATGACTCTCGTATTTCTGTAAATAAGTTATTTGAGAAGTACGTATATGCATACATAGAGTATGAGATTCTGAACCGCAAACTTGGGGTTCAAGAATATATCGTGGCTCGTGCAAGGAAAGAGAGAGGGGCGTTACTGCGTAATGCTAAGATTCGTTTAAGTAATATTCATCCCGGACGTTTGCTTATGAACTTACGGGGAAGAGATAAGTGGATAAAGTAATATGGCAAATATCTCAAGAAACTTTGTAGCAGGCAGGATGAACAAGGCGGTTGATGAACGCCTCATCCCCAATGGAGAATACATTGATGCACTCAATTGCCGATTAGGTTCGAGCGAGGATTCTGAGATTGGTGCTATTGAAAATGCAAAAGGCAATCTTCCATTGACCACTCTTGTATACCCACCTACAGGTCAGACATTAAGTGCTGCTGCAAGGTGCATTGGTGCTTTTCAGGATGGTGCAAATGAAACTATCTATTGGTTTGTTCACGACCCTGCCTTTACTCAGGGTGCTACAGGGAAACTTGATTTAGTCGTTTCTTTCAATACAGAAACAAATGTATTGACCTACCATCTTATAAGCATAGACAATGGTGATAATATCAATACCACTTTGAATTTCAATCCACAATACCTCATCACAGGTGTAAATATTGTTGATTCAAATGAAGAGGGATTATTGTTTTGGACCGATGATTATAATCAGCCAAGGTTTATAAACATATCAAGAACATACTCTCCTCCTTCGGTGTTTGTTGACCAATTTACAGATGAGCAGATTTTAGTAATTAAGAAGCCACCAATTCAGGCTCCTACTATTGAGCCTCTTACCACAGGTGGTCAGCAAAACTTTTTGGAAGAGAGATTTATTTGCTTCGCATACAGATACCGTTACGAGGATAATGAGTATTCTGCGATATCTCAATTTACTGCTCCTGCATTTCTGCCAAACCCGTTTAGTTTTAGCGTAAATAGTTTCCTGAACGAGGGGATGGTGAATATAACGAACACCACGATTATAAATTATTTTTCGGGGGGTCCTCTTGTAAAAGGCATTGACCTTTTATTTAAAGAGGCGGGTAGCAATGTGATAAAAGTTATTGAGAAACTGAACAAGGCTGACTTGGGATTGCCTGACAACACCACGCTTCAGTACACGTTTACAAATAGCAAGATATACACCGTACTCCCTGAGTCTGAGTTGCTACGTCTTTATGACAATGTTCCGCTACTTGCCAAGGCTCAGACCATAATGGGTAATCGTCTTGTATATGGCAATTATGTTGAGGGATATGACTTGATTGATAAGTTTGACAATCCAATTCGACTCAACTACACAACATCATTAATCTCTGAAGAGATAAACAATGAGCAATTAACCGATTCAACGGCAAGTGGTTCGTATACTATCAATGGGTCTCAAACCATTCCACAGGCAATATTTACAGTTGACCTTACCCCTGTTGCTACTGAGTTGAATGCAGGGGCACAATTGAATATTGCAATACGTGTTACTCACGCTCTTTGGTCGGGAAGCAGTCCATCGCCTACTGAGACAACTCAGAATGCGCAGATTGATTGGTCTTTTACTCTCCCGGTTGACTATGCATCTGTATACGCATTGGCTACAAGTCCTGAATTTCTTGATGCCGTTGGTACTGCTGCTAATATCAAGCCTGTATATGACCCGACTCCGGGCAACCCAACCTCGTGTGATGGGTTCACTTTTACTGATATTTTCAACTGTGCATTACCAAACAACTTAACGGGTAGTACACCTGTAACAAAGTTTGAGAGTGGTATATCATTGCCGGGTCAGCCTATCCTTGTGGTATCTACACCTGCAAGTAACATCATTCAGTTTCAGGTTCCTGCAATGAGATATGTTGGGGATGTAAGCAACCCAACTACTTACAGTGCATATGAATACTACAACATATCTTTTGGTGAAGCATTTTGGTCAGGGTTAGCAACTCCACCAAGCCTACACAGTAACAGAGGGTACGAGATTGGTATTGTCTATATGGATGAATACCTACGTGCATCAACTGCATTAGTCAGCGAGGACAATACTGTCCACGTTCCTTGTGGTTTTTGTGACAGACAGAATCAGATTCGTGTAACCATCCCCACAACTCAACGTGCTCCATATTGGGCAAAGCGATACAAGTTTGTAATCAAGGCTGACAGGGAGAACTATGAGACAGTGTACGCAAGTATTTTCTTTCGTGACCCGAACACAAATAACGTATACATATTATTGGAAGGGGAGAACTCCCGAAAAGTGGAGACGGGTGATAGATTAATTGTAAAAGCAGATACGTCAGGTCCTGCTCAAAACTGTATATATACCACGGTACTTGAAAAAGAAGCGAAGCAAAGAGGGTTTTTAGAAATACCAAACCCCCTGAACCCAAGTGAAAACTTAGAGCTTCCGGCAGGGGTTTATATGAAAATAAACCCGAATAATCTTACTTTAACCCAAGACCCATTATCATATATAACTCAGTCTGTTGATGATACTGCAAGTGGTTCAGGGAGCTTCCCTATAATACCTATCCTTGTTAATAGGCTTGACTCCGTAACAGGTTCATATGTTGATTATGATATCCCTGCGGGTAGCCGGATAAGATTAAACTTCGAGTTTGAAAGAAGGGGAACCGGTGATGGTAATAACGCTTGTGAAAAACGTATTTACACATTGGACAAAACGCTTATTGCTTCTGCGTCCTACAACAATTTTAAAGATTGGTGGGATGGAGATAATGTGGAGTTAGTCATTACACAAGGAACTCAGGATGTTGGTGCGGGAGGTTGTGATATTGGCAATATATACGACCCGTCACTATCTACAACAGTGCCCGGGATTGTTGGAGACTATTGCAACAACAATTATAGGTTCTATAGGGATACAGTTGATAATAAATTACAATTATGGGTAAGTGGTACAAGGGCTTGTGGAACATCTACTAACAAGAAGTCCAAGGTTTCATTACAAATTGAAGTATTCAGGACTGATAATACCTTGATTTTTGAAACGGAGCCACAGGACACTTT